GTCGCTCATATCAACCTCAGATAGTCTACCTGTATCGTTGTCATATTGTAAGTGTGTAGCAAGACCAACGTCACCAGTGTAGCGAGACTTTAAAACACGTACACGGGTTGTCGATGCTTCGATAGGGTCAGTTGATTGCTGATTCCTTTCAAGTGAGAGAACACAATCAGATAGCTGAGCTATGCTTTGTGAACCTCGCAAGTGACTAAGCCCAGTCTCTACTCCATTCTCGTGACCTTTGTTACCGTCAATCCTACGTAGGTGAGAGACTAATATAATACCAGCACCTGTCTCTTCGATAAGAGTTCTCAGTCTGTGCATGATAGCATCAATGGCTCGCCTTTCGTCGCCCTCTATCGTGGTTGATACAAGCATGTGCAAGTGATCAATTACTACCCACTTACAGTCGCAACCAATAATCATGAAGCGTAGCTTACTGAAGATAGCATCAATATCATTAGCTCCAAAGTGAGCATGAATCCAAACACGGTTGAAGTTATCCTTGTCGTACATGATATCGAAGAAGTTATCAAGCTCCTCTTCTGTGTACTGACTTCTTATTCTTTCGATGTGTAGCTTGGCATTAGCTTCGATAGATAAGATACCATCAACAGTCCTTTCAAATGTTTCTTCGAGAGCTATCACACCTACATTGTGGTCAGTGGTTTTAACAAGCCAGTGCTCAAGCTCACGAGTAACACTAGACTTACCAAGACCTGTACCACCTGTTAAGGTTATGAGTTCTCCTAAGCGGATGCCCTCTAGCTTTTCGTTAAGACCTTGCCAAGGAAAAGGAAAAGATATTTTCTTCTCTCTGTTCTTATACTTATCTCTGTTTTCTGAAACACTTAAAACGCCAGAGGGTGTATAAGTTTTAGCATCCCACCAGCATTGTACAAAACGCTTGTGGCCATTAGCTTTCAGTAGATCGTTAGCATCCTTGATCCCTTCAGGCAGTGTAACTATCTTTGCCTTACCCGGCTTCAGCAGCCTAGCCACACGCCTTGCTGCTTCCTTACCTACAGTGTCCATATCAAAAGCAATGACAACAGTACCAAAGCTTTCGAGGAATTCTAAGTTATCCTTAACATCTCTTTCTGCACCGCCTGCACCATTCTTAACGGAGACTACAGGCCACTGTGATCCAAGCAGTTCATAAGCTGCCATAGCATCACACTCCCCTTCTACAAGCGTGACAAACTTACCACCTTGTTTAAACAGCTGCTCACCAAACAGCTTTGACTGTGTTGATATACCCTGCCATCTAAAGTCTTTGTTATTTACAAACCTAGTCTTGTAGGCAATGATATCGTTGTCGCCATAGTACGGGTAGATATGTTTAAAGACATTACCAGCACTATCATATGTTACCTTAACGCCATACTTCTTAGCAGTTTCAAATGAAATACCTCTATCCTTTAATGCAGCAAACTGACCATCACTTTCTAAGTGAGCCGGGGGTGTAGCTATTTGAATAGACATGCTGTTATCTCTGTTATTTGTTTGTATGTGATTCTTTATGTATCCATTACACGAAAAACAAAATGCACTCCCATCAGTATTGATAGAGAGTGCATCTGTGCTAGGACATAAAGGACATGGTTGATGCGTTTTAGCAAATGCCATTATCTTTTAATCCTCTGTTGTTACTAAAGCCTTCTCATCTAGGTTGTTGTTCATTGTTGTTGTGAAGGTTAGCTTAGCTGCCATCAGTACACTTGCTCGCTTATTCAATGAGGAAAGCTCTTGCTCAATCTCAACTAAATAATTAAAGGTGACCTTGGCTTCTTCGCTCAACATCTCTACATCATACAAACCATCGTCGTTTTTATATGTGAAGTTACTCATATTTAAAATGCCATCCTATCTTCTGTGAATGTTCCTTGCCCATCGCCCTGCTCTACAAGATCCAGAATCTGTACAGCATGCATGCTAGGCCTCTTAATCCTCTTAACCTTACCATAAGTAAGAGGGGTCCACTGTATAGCAACCCTAGAACCGTTGCCAATCTTATAATCTACACGTTTCTTTTCTGTATCAACAACAATAGGTGCCATGTTTGGCGTACCATTAAAGCTAGATGACCACTTATAGAATGTGATAACAGGATCAGGTGTGTACTTACGTGAGCCTGCCTCATGCAAACCAGCATTGAAACCAGCCATTTGAAACTGTCGAAAGACTTCGTCGCTTACTGCAACATTAACTTCCCACCCAAACTTACCGCTGCCCGGAACTTTTGATTCGTTAAAGTCAGCTACTGGTGTATCAACGTGTGCATAGAATGCAATGCCTTCGATGATTTCAGGGATACCGTCAATAGTTTTCATAAGATACTTCTCCTAATTAATTTTTAAAAGATTTTCATAGCCGTTAGTACACTCACCAAATGATACGGCTACATTATCATTAGGTAAAAAGGTAACCTGCATGGTCACCTTGTCTCTATACATATCACCTTCATATGTATTCTTAAACTTAAGAAGCTCTGCGTGTGTAACAATCTTCATGTCTACTACCACTCTCCTAACCAGTTTATAAAATCAGGTATAAGATTTATAACATCATCTTGAGAAGCAGTCAAAGGTAATCTTTCTTTTGCAAAGACAATGAACCTTGCCTTGAGCTTCTCATTGGGTTGCTTTGTACCTAAGCTCATTGCAAAAGCATAAGCCCAAGCATCATCAATAAGTTCCTCCATTATTTATCATCCTGCATTATAACTTTTGCATCCTTACCAAAACAATATATCTTTACTTGACCTCCTTCATCATCTGTGATGGTGATATCTATTGAAGCATACTCATGATCATCTGTTTCTGATGGGGTCTTTACCAACTTAATAGTAGTGGTTCGGTGTACAAAGATAGAGTTATTAATAGTCATGCTGTTCTCCAAGTAAGGCGTTCCAAGATACTTTTAAATCTTCCAATGACTTTATCACATTATCAATATCAATAGCAACAGCTTTAGTCTCTGCCTGTGCAGTGCTATGAGTCCTTTGATTGACTACCCTAGCAAAGGCTACAAGACTACCAGTCCAGTACCATGAGGTCATCATAGACTGTGGTAGTACCATCCTTGCCTGCTCTGGACATACCCCCATTCTCAGTAACTCCTTGTATACAGCAGTAAGCCTCAGCATAGCCCTGTGGTAGACAACCCCTGCAACACCACTATGCTTGATAGGTTTAGCGGAAGAGCCTTGCTTGACGTTATCGGCAGCCTGCCTCCATACATCTGGAACATGGAATGTAGGTGCATCACTAACGTACCTGCGGCTTACCTCATTCCACACTAAACCTACTTGATGTTTGACCAACTGTCTGGCTACGAACACGGGGGCCTCTACTAGCACAGTCACCTGTACATGTGCAAAGGGTGTCCAGTGTTGATGCTTTGCTAAGTAATTAATTAGCTTAGCGTCCTTAGCGGATAAGACAGACACCTTCTTATCAAAGCTAACACGTGCGCTGTTAACCACAGTAAGGTCAGACCCCATGTGATCAATATAGGCTACACTACTCATGATTGGCTAACCATTCATTGTACTCCGAATAACTCATAAAGTATTTGAGTACCGTATCTATTGCTTTACGATACTCAATGTCCTTCTCCGGTGTATCGTATGAATCTAACTCTAAATGATAACTCTGTTTAAGGGTTGAAATTACAAGCATATCCACACACTCATCCGTTATTTCAATATTCATCCGTTACTCCTTAGTTTATTTTCTATGTTAAATTGGTATTTATACTACAGATATACATGCTTATGTAAACTCATTCGCCTTGCTCCTCAAGATACTTAACCACCACAGCACCCTCACCCCATAGGGCAGCATGCTCCTCTGCTTTCTCTTCAGTGTCGAAGAGCCTAGCGCCTAGCTGGAACTTTACGTCCCCCTGTGTAACAAACAACATCTCGCCATCAAAGGGTATCATCACTGCGTACTTGTCAGTCATTTGCCTTGCTCCCGTTTATCCGTATTAGTTTCTCCGGCGCTCTTCGCCTTTACCTTTGATGGTATGACTACTCGCCACTCAGACTTAATACTAGGAAAGCATGGGCCCCATTCAGCATCATGCCAGCCATCGCCGTATGTATATTGGCTTTTACCACCTGCCGCCACATCCTGATAGTGCTTTGCTAACCACTTTGCTTTGTCTTTCATAGTGTTAAACTCCCATAAGTTAGTGTAACAATAATACCTAAGATAAAAGCAAAGACAGTCATTACTATTTCTTTTCTGCCACTCCTTTGAAACATCTCAAGCAGGTCAACAGCAATACACTTGATCTCTCTTTTAATATTACCAATCAATATCTTTATCATGTCTTATCACCTCACGCTGCTAGTCTATGTGAAGCCGCTACCCTTACAAGGGCCTGCCGCCTTACGTTAACATCTAAAATATTGTCAGTCTTTTTACCTGCTGGTGCATGTGTTGACCAATGAGTCATGGCATTGTAAGCAGCCCACTCATTAGATCCCAACAAAGGCTGTTCATTATTTGTGTACTGGTGCCACATGTACATTAGGTTACGATTCATATACACATCTTTCATCATCATCATCTCATATATAGATGCTGAACTAGCTAAGGCTGGCTTACAAGCGGCTGCCTCTGCAAAGATTTTAAAGGCTTGTACATCTGTGATGGTCTTGTCACGCCACCTTTTCCATCGCTCTCCTTCAGCTTCAAAAGTTTTCAAAGCTTGCGTAACTTTACGAGCAGCGTGGTCAGCTGACAGTGATGGTGTGTGCTTTGATTTGTACATACAGAACCCATCAATAGCAACCTGTCCATTGGTACAGAGCATACGTATAGCACCCACCTCTATTGTGAAGCACCAAGAGCCATCAAAAGAATTGTAGTGCGCTAACTGGAATAGTGTCTGGTCACCCTTACCTAGATCAATAACATACTGTGGCATGGTATATATGATGGCTGCCCTAGCACCATTGTGAGATGTTTTAACAGCACGGGTAACACCTTGAAGATTGATGCCTGAGTCTAACAATATCCGCTGCACTGTTCTTTCGCCATCACTGTACTGAGCATTCTCGTAGCTGTATGATTTCTTAACTACATTTATGACAGATCCTGTATCGTTATTTATTAACACTCTCCTTGACTTGTCTGTATGTAGGTCACCTTCTTTGTTAACGTACATCAATGGTGTTTCACTTATAGTAGGTAGGTTCAATGGTCCTAAGCTTTCTAAGTGGTTAATGTTTTTATTAATATATGTAATCATTTCTTTAGAATCCTTTTAAGGTATTTTAGTGGTTAAAAAAATAGTGTCAAGTGAATCATTTTCATGTTAGTTTTTAAACGCATTAATCCTGCGCCGTACTAGTTCCATGAGACAGTAGTGGATCTCATCCATGTACTGCCCTGCCTTTGGGTTATCTGGCATGGCGTTTAATGCTTGACGACAATCAAACATGATGTACTTTAATGAATCAGTTTCAAGATCTTTAAACTTTGCCATCGTTTGACTGTGCCATTTACCCGTCCCATCATTGTAGTTATTCATAACGTTCCTCCCATTCTTCAGCTGTTATACCCGTCATCATGAACTCTCTCTCATCTGTGTTTAGTCTAGGCATTGCATCCTGTATAAGCATCCCGGCTTTCCATGCTTTTATTTCTTCAGTAGTCACGTCTAGTTCTAAGGACCTTTCGATCTTGCTAAGCATAGAAACTTTAGTAATTTTCATAAGCCTTCTTCCTCTTCGATTGCATTAACACACTCTCGCAGCTCTTCGACTATGACCCATAGCTCGGCCACACGGTCTTCACTGACCCTCACGTTATCAATAGCTGTGATTTTATACAGCCACTTTGTCATGTGTTCTAAATCATTTATTATCATGTCCATTTTAATTAAAGCACCTCTTCAATGACACCCCATCGGGTTTTAGTTTGTCCATTCTCATCCTGCCACATGTATTGAACAGGCAGCTCTTCCTCTATAACACAGTCAACATAGTCCATATCACTGCGGCTTTCATACACAAGCCAGCCAGTGGTACCGCCTTTTG